GAAACACTATGAGGAGCCTTCCATTTACGGCTACGAGGAAGGCAGAGCCTCCAAGATCACACTGCGGCGAAATTCTGAAACGGTTTTCAACTTCGACCGTGGCTTGGATGTACTGCCAACGGATGCGGAAACTGAAACCGCCCTTGCAATTCTGCTGAAGCAGTACAACTAAACCAAACAAAATTCCACACAAAAAAGCCGGAGCCGAAAGGCTCTGGCGGTCGTACCGGAAAAATTTCTATTGGTGTATCTTACACAAGAAAACGGCGAAATTTCTACGTTTTTTCTGTCTGTTTCGCCGCTTGCTATCCTTGCTTTTGTATGGTAATATGGTTACAATGGGAATAGAATCTCGATTAAAAAACTGCCCCTTGAGGGCGTTAAAATAAATGATGCAGACTTGCTTTTTGGCAGGTCTTTTTTGTTGAGGGAGGTGATGCAATGGCAAGATTTAAACCGACACGATTTATGGCGGAAAACTCCAAATACAATAAAAAAGCGGCAGATTATGCCGTTTCCTTTATCGAATGCCTTAGTCATACCAAAGGCACGTGGGCAGGGAAGAAATTTGAACTGCTGGACTGGCAGGAACAGATAATCCGTGACCTGTTTGGGGTTCTGAAACCGAACGGCTATCGGCAATTCAACACTGCCTACATTGAAATTCCGAAGAAGAATGGCAAACAGCTGGCATTGAATACACCAATTCCGACTCCAAGTGGATTTACCACAATGGGAGATATTCAAGTTGGGGATGAACTGTTTGACGAGAATGGAAATATCTGTCATGTTGTTGCAAAAAGTCCTGTCGATTATGAGGAACAAGGATATATCATACAATTTAAGGACGGAGAAAAAATAATTGCAGGAGCAAGGCACTTATGGACAGGCGAGCTTACAAATGGAAAAGTCAGAAAAACTACTATTTCAACTGAGGATCTGTATCATCGTTCCTGTGATTCAAATGGCTGTTATCGTTTCCGCATTCCAATAGCAAACGCTGTAAGTACAGCTGAGAAGGAACTGCCTGTTGATCCCTATTTGATGGGCTATTGGCTGGGCAACGGAAATGCGGTAAAGCCGGAACTTACGATTCAAACCTGTGATATACCGGAAGTATTAGATCGAATATGGCCATGGCATAAGTTGAAAAGAAGATGGAAAAATACGGGTGACTCTGAAATTTGTCCTGTTCCGGATCTGAAAAAAATCCTTTTGAAAAGTTTTCACGATAAAAAAGTTCCGACAGAGTATCTCAGAGCTTCTATTCCTCAAAGGTTCTCATTATTACAGGGGCTGATGGATTCTGATGGAGCAATCAGCAATGTGAAGGGACAGGGAATCTATACTTCTACTGAAGAGGCACTTGCAAAAAGTGTGAGTGAACTGCTATGGAGTCTAGGTATTAAGAATGCAATTACAACAGCAGTATCAACGCAAAGGACGGATTGGAGTAAACCAAGCTGTAAATGTGGAAGAGTTGAAACAGGTGAAACTTTATATTATGTGAAATTCACAGCTTTCAACGATATGCCAATTGCAGGGTTGAAAAGAAAAATGAAAAATGCTGTTAAAAGAAACCCCGGATCACGCAGCCATTTTCGATACATTGATTCTATCGAAAAAGCTGAGAATCCGGGAATGCAATGTATACAGGTTGACAGTCCTTCACATCTTTATTGTGTTGGACATTCTTTTTTACCGACACACAACAGTGAACTCGCAGCCGCTGTTGCACTTTTGCTTACCTGCGGTGACGGTGAGGAAAGAGCTGAAGTTTACGGCTGTGCTGCCGACCGTCAACAGGCAGCCATTGTATTTGATGTGGCGGCGGATATGGTTCGTATGTGTCCGGCACTCTCCAAGCGAGTGAAAATTTTGGCATCACAAAAACGCATCGTATACCTTCCTACAAACAGCTTTTATCAGGTACTTTCCGCTGAAGCTTATTCCAAACATGGCTTCAACATCCATGGGGTCGTGTTCGATGAACTTCACACGCAACCCAATCGGAAATTGTTCGATGTTATGACCAAAGGTTCCGGCGATGCAAGAATGCAGCCTTTGTATTTCCTGATTACCACTGCCGGAACTGACACCAACAGCATCTGCTATGAGGTGCATCAAAAGGCAAAGGACATTTTAGGAGGCAGAAAGTACGATCCGACTTTCTATCCGGTTATCTATGGTGCAGATGAATCGGAAGACTGGACAGACCCGAAGGTCTGGAAAAAAGCAAACCCAAGCCTTGATAAAACTATCGGTATGGATAAGGTGGTGGCTGCGTGTAATTCAGCAAAGGAAACTCCGGGAGAAGAAAACGCTTTCCGACAGTTACGTTTGAATCAGTGGGTAAAACAAGCTGTCCGCTGGATGCCGATGGAGAAATGGGATAAATGCAAGATTGCTTTTGACGAAGATGAACTTGCAGGTCGTATTTGTTATGGTGGACTTGACCTTTCCTCTACTACAGATATAACGGCATTTGTGCTTGTCTTTCCGCCAACGGAAGAAGATGAACATTATTACATTTTGCCTTACTTCTGGCTGCCGGAAGAAACACTGCCACTCAGAGTAAGACGTGACCATGTTCCATATGATATTTGGGAACGTCAGGGATATCTGAAAACCACTGAGGGAAATGTGGTTCACTATGGTTTTATCGAAAATTTCATAGATGAACTGGGACAGAAGTTTCACATCAAAGAGATTGCTTTCGACCGTTGGGGTGCGGTGCAGATGTCACAGAATTTGGAGGGGCTTGGTTTTACGATGGTGCAGTTCGGGCAGGGTTACAAAGATATGTCACCACCGACCAAAGAACTGATGAAGCTGACCTTGGAACAAACGCTTGCACACAACGGACATCCCGTTTTGAGGTGGATGATGGACAACATCTTCATCAGGCGTGACCCTGCCGGAAACATCAAGCCGGACAAAGAAAAATCCACAGAGAAGATTGACGGTGCAGTTGCCATGATTATGGCTCTTGACCGTGCAATTCGCTGTGGATGTGTTTCGGATGAGTCGGTTTATGATACGAGAGAGATGCTGATATTATAATAAGGAGCGTGATTTTATGGGGATTTTCAGCGGACTATTCAAGTCCAGAGATAAGCCTCAAAACAGCTATGATAGTCCATCATACACATACTTTTTCGGTAGAAGCAATGCAGGAAAAAGAGTCACCGACAGAACAGCCTTACAGCATATTGCGGTGTATGCCTGTGTACGTGTGCTGTCGGAAGCAATTGCACAGTTGCCACTACACTTGTACAAATACAACGATAGCGGAAAAGAGCGAGTGCCACAGCACTCGCTTTACTTTTTGCTCCACGATCAGCCAAATCCTGAAATGACTTCTTTCGTATTCCGAGAAACCCTGATGTCCCATCTGCTGATCTACGGAAATGCCTATGCACAGATTATCCGAAACGGCAGAGGTGATGTTTTGGGATTGTATCCTCTAATGCCTGACAAAATGAAGGTTGACCGTGATGAAAAAAACCGCCTGATATACATTTACAGCCGTTACGATGAAGCAAATCCGAATCTGAAAGAACAGGGGGACATCATTCTTTACGCCGATGAAGTCCTGCACATTCCTGGTTTAGGATTTGACGGACTGGTTGGATATTCGCCGATTGCACTTGCGAAAAATGCAATCGGCATTTCTATTGCCTGTGAAGAATATGGAGCATCGTTTTTCGGAAACGGTGCAAGTCCGTCAGGTGTTTTAGAACACCCCGGAGTGATCAAAAATCCGGAACGTGTGCGTGATGCTTGGCAAAGAGCCTATGGCGGAAGAAACGCCCACAAGGTCGCAGTTTTAGAGGAGGGCATGAAATTCACGCCCATTGCTATTCCAAATAATGAAGCACAGTTTCTGGAAACCAGAAAGTTTCAGATTGAAGAAATCGCAAGAATGTACCGTGTACCGCTTCATATGATCGGTGACCTTGACCATGCAACATTTTCAAATGTGGAACATCTGTCATTGGATTTCGTCAAATACAGCCTTGATCCTTGGATTGTTCGCTGGGAGCAGTCTTTGCAGAAAGCACTTCTTTCTGATTCTGAAAAAGGTCAGTATTTCGTGAAGTTCAATGTGGACGGACTTCTGCGTGGCGATTATGCTTCCCGTATGCAGGGTTATGCTACTGCAAGACAAAATGGCTGGATGTCGGCAAATGACATCCGAGAACTTGAAGATATGAATATGCTTTCAGACGAAGAGGGCGAAAATCTGTACCTCGTAAATGGCAGCTTTACCAAACTCGCAGATGCAGGAGCGTTTGCAAATCAAAATTCAGAAAAGGAGGAGAAAACCAAATGAAGAAATTTTGGAACTTTATCCAAAATGAAGATACATCGGAAACAGAGCTTTTGTTTAACGGTCCTATCTCTGAAGATACCTGGTGGGGCGATGAGGTCACACCTGCACTGTTCCGTGATGAACTCGCAAAAGTCAGCGGAAATCTGACAGTCTGGCTGAACTCACCAGGTGGCGATGTGTTCGCTGCAAGTCAGATTTATTCTATGCTGAAAAATCATAAAGGCAAGGTTACCGTGAAAATTGACGGCATTGCTGCCTCTGCCGCATCGGTTGTGGCAATGGCAGGCGATGAAACTTTGATTGCACCGACTGCCCTAATGA